GTAGCCGTCGCCGTAGCCGTCGCCGTAGCCGTCGCCGTAGCCGTCGCCGTAGCCGTCGCCGTCGCCGTAGCCGTAGCCGTAGCCGTAGCCGTCGCCGTCGCCGTAGCCGTAGCCGTAGCCGTAGCCGTAGCCGGAGCCGGAGCCGTAGCCGTCGCCGTCGCCGTAGCCGGAGCCGGAGCCGTAGCCGGAGCCGGAGCCGGAGCCGGAGCCGTAGCCGGAGCCGGAGCCGGAGCCGGAGCCGTAGCCGGAGCCGTAGCCGGAGCCGTAGCCGGAGCCGTAGCCGTATTGGCTCGCCAGCTTCGCTGGCTCGCCTCTAAGTATCACCGGCTCCACGGCGCCGCCTCCCATGCCGTCACGGCGTCGGGCGAGCATTCGATCACGCTGGTGATGTGGCGCAGCGAGATGTCGGCCGCCGGGCCGACGCGGGCGCCCTTTACCGGCCCCATGGCGGCGAGACCCATGAAGCCCTTGTTCTCGACCGGCCAGTAGATGCAGTTCCGTGCAGCGCGGAGCTTGATGCTCTCGCCTTCGGTGTCGGCGGCGTAGCCGAAGAATACGCCGCTGTGCGCCGTGGTCACGACAACGGCGCGTTCCTTGCCGTTGCTCTTGCTCCGGTTCGGGTGGTTCGTCATTTCCAGTTCTCCTGCCCCTGATCCCCGAGGCGCGGGATTACTGTTAATCGGCAACTAACGATTACGCTCGGCATAAACCGCGTCGCCATTAAAACGGCGCCACCGGGTTATCGTGCGCGGCTTCTTAATCCCCAACCGATTGCGCTCGCGCCTTTTGGCTTTCGCGATCCGCGGAACATCCTGGCGGAGCGTCTTGACCGAATGACATGAGCGGCAGAGCACCTTGCAGTTCTCAAGCGTCGGCTCACCGCCCATTGCATCCGGCGTATCGTGGTCATAGTGATAGTCGCCGGTCATGAGTTTGCGAGTGCAAGCTTCACAGTGGCCGCCAGCGCGGAGCGCCGCTGCAGCTTTGACCTTGGCGGGGAAATCGCGTCTCATGCCGCGCGTTCCGCTTCCTGATCGTGGAAGACGACGCCGTTTTGTGCGCCCCAGCACCCGATAAAATCAATCAGCGCACTCATCTCCTGCTTGGAGAGCTCGGACGACCGATAGCCGAGCGGCATGAACGAAGTCCCGTCGAGCGTCGGAACGAATTGCATTTCCCGGCCGCAGGCGTGGAGGAACAAGGTCTTCCAAATCTCGGGTGAATACTTGCGGCCGCAGTGCTCTTTCTGTGCGGCAACATCCGTCAGCATGGCCCACATGCGATCGTTTTGAGGGATTGAACGCTTCGTCTGCCGAAACTCGACGCGCGTGCCATAGGGAGCACTTGATGCCCACTTGGCGACTCGCAATCGAGCGGCATTGCCGTTGATGATGACAGTCGCGCGGCTCATGCTGCCTTCCCGTTGCGCAGGCTGTCGCGATGCTCGATGTAGATGCCGCGCAGGATTGCAGCCCAATCAGCCGGGAAGGTTTCGACGCGGTTCGCGTTGCGCGCGCCCCAGTCCTCGAGCTGCTTGATGGTGACGGTTGACCGGAGTTCGTTCTGTGCCGACGCGAAATCCTCGCGAGCTTTTGCTTTCGGCAACCGTTCAATGCTCGGGTCGCCTGAGGGGATATTGTCAACCGGCTGGCCGTTGTCGTCGTATTCGACATCCGGGACAATGTCAGCCGGCTTGGTGACGTGGGGATTCGGCCGCTTGATCTCGACCGGCGCCGCGTGACTGAGGAGCCGCGCGAGCTTCACTAATTCGCCGTCCTTGATGGAATACGACTTGCCGTGCTGCTCGATCTCGACCCAGGGTGATGGCATGTCGTACAAATAGCGGCCGATAGACCAACGGACGGCAGCGCGCTTGAATGCGTCGCTGAGCGCGCCTTTCTCGGCTTCCATGTCGGTATCGCCAGCGCCATCGGCTTTCCAGATCCATTCGTCGCCGATCTTGATCCCGATGCTGCAGACAGTCTTTCCGTTGGCGTGGGGATAGGAGCATTGCCAGCCGCCAACGCCGCAGGCTTCATCAAGCCGCGCCATCACGTCGCGGGCGTCGATGTAGGCGAGGGCCATTCCCTTCGTCTTGTTGCCGTTGGTCGGCCCGACGCGCCATGACACGCGGTCAGGATCGAATGGCGCCGAAAGGCGTTGCAGAAGATCACTCATCACGCCACCTGCCGTTCGCCGACCGCACGAATGCTCTGCGCGGCTTCCTCGATCCCTGACTTCTGGCCGTTGACGAACAGATGCTTGAGCCGAGCCTCGATCAGGCTGATCGCGTCTTCCTTGCGCATGTTGTGCGCTTCGAAGTAGATCATCTCGGCCTCGGTGCGAGTGTTCATGACGCCTTGCGCTCCACCCGCAGCATGGCGCGCCGCTGCTTCGCGGCAGCGACCGACATGGCGCCGACCCAGTCATTGAGCGCCACGGTCTGCTGGCGGCGGATGCGATCGATCTCGGCGGCCGGCAGTTCCGGGAGCCGCATCTGGTCGACCATCATCGCGTAGAACACCGCGACGCAGCCGAGCGGAACATGGTGCGGCGCGTGGATGCGCGCCTCGTTGCAGCGGCGCAGGTTCACCTCATGGGTGACGCGGTTTTCGAGGATTTTGTCGTATTCGGCGGCGTTGACCGAGCCGTCGGCGTTGAGGAGATCGTGGTAAGGCATGTGCGGCCCCTGTGTGCTGGGGCCATATAATTCGCACCTTGCGAATAAGTCAACAACTAAATTCGCGCGGTGCGAATTTTATTCAGCGGCAATTCGTGCGCGCGATTGGTCCGTTCGTCGTGGTGGTGCAATTGATCTCGGGCGGGCGATCGGGCTGGGAGGCGGCGACCGCGCCGCCGACCTGGGCCGACATCTCGCGCAGGGCAGCACGGTCTTCAGGGGACAGCGCGCACCCGGCCAGCGCCGCCGCAACGATCGCCGCTGCGGCCAAGCGCGTCATGCGGCCTTCTCGAGCTTGCGGTGCAACCGCACTGGAAGCTCGCCGACATCGCCAAAAAACAGGTAGTCGAGCGGCACGCGGAACTTCTTGCGGATCAGGCAGGCGCCCTCAAAGGTGAGGGGGCGCTTGCCTTTTTCCCAAGGATTGTAGGTTTGCGGCTCGATGCCGATTTCGCGCGCAAAGTGGAGTTGCCGCTTGAAGCCGAGCGCGATGCGCAGCTCCTTGAGCCGCGGCCCGATCACTTTCGGGGAATCCACCATGGGCCAGATTGCACCACGGTCGACCGGGAAAGTCGTTTCGCGATTTGCGACAGCTTGACTTATTCGCACGGTGCGAATATTAAGCGGCGCTATGACCCCAGGCTCGATCATCGACGCCCTCGGCGGCACCGGCGAAGTTGCGGACGCGCTCTCACTGTCGCTCTCGACGGTCAGCGGATGGCGCACGCGGCCGAACGGCATTCCGGCTCCGCATTGGTCTGCGCTGATCCGGATCGCCGCCGCTAAGGGTGTGGATATTCGGCTCGAGACGTTGGCCGAGCTCGCCGCTGAGGCGCGCGCATGACGGCGGAACGGCAGAACCTTGCCCATTTGATTGCCCCGGCTGTTTTCCTCGCCCCGCCGGTAGCTTACGGGCCTCGTCTGCGCCTATCCAATAGGCAAAATAACTCACGTTGTATGTTGGTTCCGCGCAACTTGAGGTCGGAACAATCGGGAAAATCCCATAGGTTGGGTTGGGTTGCCACAAGGGACCGAGAAACGACTCAAGGTCCTGCACCCTACTGCGGTAAGCATCAATCAAGCGTGAATGGTCGGTTGTCCCCGCAATTAACAGGGTTAGCGCCGGATGGGAGCCACGTCGACAATCGCGGGCGGCGTGTTGCGGGTGAAGAACACCGCCGCCCCGACCAGCACAGCGATCAGCAGCGTCGTGCCCACGAATATCCTCATCCTTGCACCCTACCTGTAATCGACCTTCGGTTGCAACGGGGTTCCGCATGAGCGGGCGCATGTTCATCGCGAGTTTGTACGCGAGCGTGTTGTCGCGTCGCGTGAGTGATCAGGGGGACTGTTCATGCGTGCACCATTCGGGAATTCCGAGTTTGTCGCCAACGAAATCGGCGGACGCTTCCGCCCTGGGGAGGACGAAATTGTCCGCCCGCTCTTCGGGCCGGTCTGCAAAGTCATCTGGCCGGTCAACACCGACGCCGAAATCGCCGCGATTGCGGGATGCGATGTGCGCACCGCGCGACGATGGCTCGCGCACGAGTCCGACGCCGACCCGATCGTCTACGTCGAGATGCAGCGGATCATCATCCGCTCGCGGCGGCCTGTGCGGAAATGATTGAACTGAGGGAAGGGCTGGGGACCCATGACCGACACCGTTGATCTACCGCCCCGCACGCAGGGACAGCGCCCGGCGCACGAATGGGACACATGGACGCCGGAGCGCGTCGAGCGGCTGAAAGAGCTTTGGTCCGCCGGATGGTCGCAGGCTGAAATCTGCGGCGAGCTCGGCCTCAACTCGCGCGGCGTCGTGTCCGGCAAGCTCGCGCGGCTCGGCCTCTCCAATCGCACCGGCAACAAGCGCGGCTGGCAACCGCGTTCACGCAAACGTGCGGCGACGCAATTCGAGTGCGTCCCGGCTCCGGACGCGCCGGCGCAAGGCAGCGTCGACCTTGAGCACATGTGCGCCAACCAGTGCCGTTTCCCTTACGGGGAAGCGCATTTCCTGTTCTGCGGAGAGATCATCGCCGACGGCGTCTCGTATTGCGCCGCTCATCACGCCATCGCGTATCGGAGCGAAAGCACGCACGCTTGAAGCTGGCAGCATCTTCGGTGTCGATGACGGACCCGCCTTTCGCGGTGCCGCCGGTCATCGTGTTCGACCTACCAGCGCCGCCGAGCGTCAACCGCACGCGGCGAGTCGATTGGAAATCACAGAAGCTGGTCGACAAGTGGAAGCGTGGCGCGAATGGATTCGTGCTGCTGCAACGCCGCGGCCAGCCGCGCAAGATTTACGGCCCCTACGAGCTGCTGATCGTCATGTCCGAAGCCCACACGGGCATCGACCTCGACAACGGCATCAAGAGCTTGATCGACTACCTGCACCGCATCGACGCGATCGAGGGCGACGACCAACCGCGCCTGCGAAAGCTGACGGTCGAATGGGGCGACGCGCCGCAAGGCTGCCGCGTCCACATTCGGGGAATCGCATGAGCAACGTCGGAGATCTCGTCGAGCGCTTGGTCGAGGTCGGCCTCTCGATCGCCGAGGCGAGCGAGATCATCGCGGCCGCAGTCGCCGCCGGTGCCGCCACAGCCGCATACCGAAAATCACCCGGCGCGATCCGAACGGCGCGCTGGCGCGGGCGTCACAAAGCGTCACAAAGTGACGGCCAAGTGACGCAAAACCCAATCGTCACCGAGCGTCACAAAGCGTCACAAAGCGTCACATGTGACGCGCACAATATAGAAGAAAGTAAGAAAGAGAAGAAAGTTAAAGTATCTATCGAGACACCCGATCGGCCGACCGAGAAGGCGATGAACTTCGCCGCAATCGAGCACCGCTGGGAACTCACAAGAATTCAAACCGAATGGCAGCGCTTTCGCGATCACGGCATCGCGAAAGGCAGGAGACATCGCGGCTTCGTCGGCCTCGAGGCCGCATGGCGCAACTGGGTGACGTCGCCCTACCAGCAGACCGGAGCCTCGAATGGCCAACGAACTCACGCAGCACCAAGCCCTCGACGATCTGGCGCAGATGATTTCTTCGCCGGGCTTAGTTCGGTTGCGCAAGATCTCTGTGGGGACAGTGCAGTGGCCGGGCCAGCCGATGCGGACATACCTCGCGGGAGGATTGAAATTGACGGATGAGCAGCGCGCCGACGCACAGCGCGCGCTCGCCCGGATGCAGCTCGAGATGACCTCCGACGACGCCGCGGAAACGCGCAAGCAGCGGCTCGGCATCATCAGCAAGATGCTGCTCGCCTACCCGATCGCGAATGCGTCGGCAGAGAGCGGACGAGCACGCGGTGAAACGTATCTCGACGCGCTCGACGACGTGCCGCCATGGGCGCTGCAAGGCGCTGTGCGCTGTTGGAATCGCGGAGCTGCTGGTGACGAGCACGACTACCGCTGGCCGCCGGCGCCGGCCGTGCTGCGCAAGATCGCGATGGCCGAGATCGCCACACTCAGGCCGACGGTGCTGCACCTCGAGAATCTGATCGCTGCGGTGCCGATCGATGAGGCGATGCGCGAGCCGAGCCCGGAGGAGCGCGCCTACATCCTAGACGGATTTGCCAAGCTCAAGGCTGATCTCACCGGCCAGCCGCAGAGTGAGGCCGCGGAATGATCACAGGAGGACAGACATGGCGCTGACCGAAGTAGAACAGCAGGCCGCCCTCGAGGCAGCAGACCAACGCATCACCACCGTGCAGCAGCAGCAGGTCAAGGCCGCCGATCGCGCGACACGTACCTACGCAGTCGAGAAGGCAATCCAGGCCGCCGCGAGCCTCAACTGCCACGGCGACGACCTCGTTAAGCTCGCACGCGACCTGCACGCCTTCATCACCGAGAGCGAGGCATAGATCGTTCGTGTACGAATGAATGGTATGTTATAATGTTACATGCACTGATCGGAAAATCGTCGATACGCCAATGATAACAGCATCATGGATCAGTGCATTGACATCGCACAATCAGCACCGCCTCCTCGCGCGCGGCTCCCTCACAAGCCGTTCCCCGCGCACCTCTGGCCGCTCAATCCAGTCCGCCATAGAGCGGACGACAAGCACAAGGCAGCCAACCGAGCAGGCCAACAACGCGGGTGTCAGAAGCGGGGCGGACCAGCCCCTGACCGGCCGACTAAGCCCCCATCGGATCTCCTGCTCATGGGCGGTTAACAGGCTCTTAACCGGAAACCCAATGATTTCAATGGCTTTGCGATCGGATAGCCAGGCGCAAGCGTATTTGCTGCGCCGCCGCACGATGAACCAAGGTGTTAGTAGACACAGGCAACCCTCTGACATTAATACGGTTTTTCCACAATGGTCCCCGATTGGCCCCACGGCGCGCGCGGGCGCGCTCAGCCGATGGGTCCTCAAGGCAGTGAGAAAGGCGCCCCCCACGGCCCCCACCCCAGAAAAAAATATGATGTCTGTCAGGGGCTTGGTCTGTGTTTGAGGTTGGCACACAAGTCCGCTGTGCGCGCTGTTCGGCGCGATTTTGCCCGACTTTGTTGGATCGTGTTTTCGGGGCGGTATCGGCGCGGTTTCGGGCTGGGCTGCCGGTGCGTCGCGGGTGGCATTTCCAGAGGTGGGCGCTCGGCGGGCGGTGGTTCTGTCCGGAGTGTCACGCGCCGCGGCCTGGGTACGGATTCCTGGGGGTGGTGTGATGGAGGAGATCGCGCCGGACCTTCCGCTTGAGGGGGAGATGATCGAGCCGGCTCCGGCGATGGGGGTTGCACCGTTCCCGCGCGAGCGGTTTCTGAAGTTCTGTTCGAAGGTGAAGATCCTCACCAAGGACTTCGGGCTGATGCCGCTCGAGATGCTGGGGACGCAGATCTACATCCTCAACGAGATCTGCAAAGGGCTGGCCGAGGGGTGCACGACGTTTGTGATCCTGAAGGCGCGGCAGCTGGGGATTTCGACGTTCTTTGTGGTGCTGGACATCTTCTGGGCGATGGAGCACCGCGGGCTTGCGGGTTCGTTCGCGACGCACGACGAGCAGTCGCGCGAGCAGTTCCGCAACATCATCGAGGTGCTGTTCGCGAACCTGCCGAAGGGGTTTCGGATCGGCTACGAGAAGCACAACCGCTCGATGCTGATCCTCAAGAACAGTTCGCTATTCCGCTATCTCGTGGCCGGGGTGAAGAAGAAGACGAAGGCCGGGCTCGGCCGGTCGGGCGCGAGCAACTTCCTGCACGCAACCGAGGTAGCGTTCTGGGGCGACGAGGAAGACCTCAAGGAATTGCGGGCGACGCTGTCGACGCACTACCCGCACCGGCTGCAGGTCTATGAGACGACGGCTAACGGCTTCAACCACTTCCAGGAGATGTGGGAGAAGGCGGTCGACAGTCCGACGCAGCGGGCTATTTTCGTGGGCTGGTGGCGCCACGATCACTACGCCTACGCGCAGACGCACCCGTATTTCCCGATCTACATGCCGGACGGACGCGACACGACGCTGACGCCGCTCGAACGCAAACGCGCGCGGATGGTGAAGGAAACCTACGGCTTCACGATCACCCCCGAGCAGATAGCCTGGTATCGCTGGAAGCTCGATGAGGAGTGCGACGGCGACCAAATGAAGATGGACGAGATGTTCCCATGGATGCCGGAAGACGCATTCGTGGCGACGGGCTCGAAATTCTTCACCAACGAGAGCCTGACCGACGCGATGCGGATTGCTCGCGGTTCGGCGTTCCGGCCGTTCCGTTACATCCTGACGCGCCAGTGGAACGAGACCGAGTGCGTGGCGCTCAAGGACGCGAAGCGCGCCGACCTGAAGGTGTGGGAATTTCCTGATCCCGAGGGTCATTACACGATCGGCTGTGACCCGTCATATGGATCGAGCGACGAGGCCGACCGCAACGTGATCAGCGTGTTCCGCTGCTTTGCGGATTGCCAGTATCAGGTGGCCGAGTTCTGTTCGTCGATCGCGTCGACCTACCACTGCGCCTGGGTGCTGGCGCATCTTTCCGGCCTCTATCGCAACGTGATGGTGAACCTCGAGACGAACGGTCCGGGCAAGGCAGTGCTGGGCGAGCTCGACGAGTTGCGCATGAAGGCGCAGCAGATGCTGACCGTGCCGGACGGCGAGGAGCACCAGGGCGGCGCGAGCGTGCGCTCGTGCCTGCAGCAGATCAGATATTTCATCTATCGTCGGCCGGACTCGATGTCGTCGGGGCAGGGCTTCTTTCACTGGCAGACCAACGCCTCGACCAAGGCGCCCTTGATGAACCGCTTCAAGGACTCGTTTGACCTACAGCTGATCAAGATACGATCCCTCTACTGCCTCGAGGAAATGAAGTCGATCGTCACCGAGGAGGGCCAGATCCACGCGCAGGGCAGGGGGCACGACGATCGCGTGATCGGCGCCGCGCTCGCGCATGAGGCATGGAAGCGCTGGGTTCAGCCCAAGCTGATGATGCAGGGCCTTACGCTTGCGAAAGCGATGCGGGATGGCGAGCGGCAAATGAACAAGACGCAGAAGCAGCTCGAGGACATGGCGATCAACTACCTGAAGACCGTGAAAATTGGGGTGCCGATGCAATGACAGGGGCAATTGCTCTCCCGGAAGCTGAGATCGTGCGCGAACTCAAACGCTACCGCTACGACCCGCACGACATCGACAACACCGGCCGCGGTCGGGTGCCGATCAAGGGGCTGTCCGACTATCTGGGCATCCGGCGCGAATGTCTTCACCGCTATATCTTCTACGGACGCATACCCAAGCGCCGGATCGTGCCGCTATCCGATGCGATCATGGCGATCCGCAACGGCAAGCTGAAGTTCGTGCGGCACGGGCAGACGTGGAATGTGGAAGGCGCAGCAACGAGGGTGATCTGATGGTGACGCGCACATACGCCTGTCTCAACCGCAACTGTCGGAACGAGTTCGACAGCGAGGCGAACCATCCGTCGTGCCCGCGCTGCAAGGGCTTGCGCGTGAAGTGGGTCCCGAAGGGATTTGCGATCATGAAGAAGGCGCCTGGATACGACGCGACAATCCGAACGCTCACCGACCGCGCCGGCCTGACGAACATGAACGAGCCGCGGCACGGGGAGCGCGCCGCGCCGCATCGCTACGAAGGTCCGCGCGCCGCGAAATTCGAGGAGCGCCAGATCGGATCATTCAGGGGCAAGGTGGGCATTGCGTCGAATGGTTCTCCGGTGGCGTCGTGCGAGCCGAACGGGATGAGCCAGCGCGTTACCGCGAACGTGGCGCCAAATCAGACGCAGAAGTTCACCCCATCGGCTGCGGTGCCGGTGCGGCAGGGGGATCGTACCGTGATGGCCCCGCTCGGCGGGCCGAAAGCGCAAGTAGTTGCGCGACATAAGGGAACGTCATGATCATCCCCCGTGATCCGAAGAAGCGCGACGAAAAGGTGAAGTGGGTCGCCGACGTTTGCATGCAGTCCAATGAGGACCGCAAGAAAATCTACGACCGGCGCAAGCGCTACTTTCTCTACGGCACCTACGGCCAAGAGACGGTTCGCTACAATCGACTGTACGCGCACACCGATCTCGTTGCGTCGTTCCTGTTTGCCGAGGATCACGCGCGGTACTCGATCTCGGCACCGCGCAACTCGGACGAGGCGGTGATCAAGCAGACGCTCGCCGCCGAGGAGGAATGGAACGACACGTTCCGCGACAGCGGTCTTGGCACCGCCTACGGCAACGCCCTACCTTGGTCGCTCGTCTACGATACGATGTTCCTCAAGCTCGGATGGAACAGCGAGCGCGATGAGCTTTTCGGCCGCACGGTGTTGCCGTCGTCGTTCGGCGTGTTCGACGAGTCGGAGCCCGACATCGACAGCCAAGAGGCGTTCGCCCATCGCTATACGCTCGACTGGGACAACACGGTGTTGCGCCTGGTGCGCGCCGGCCAGAAGGACTTGCTGCCGAAGCTCAGTCTCGTGCATGGGCCAAAGACCAGCGACTACCCGCCGGTGCTGGCGCATATGATGGAGATTTCGCAGACCGGCGGCGCGAACCTGTCCGGCCCGGTCGTGGGGTCGGTGCCGCTCGACTACGAGCCCAAGCCCACCTACGAGCCGATGAGCGATGCGCCCGGCGCGGAGTTCACCGAGGTGTGGATATGGGACGACATCGCGGAGGACTACGCGACGTTTGTGATGGTCGAGCCGGGGATTGTGATCGCGGACTCGCGCGAGACGGTCGATAAGATGGCGAAGGACGTTCCGGACAAAATCGCCGGGAAATGGGGGTCACACTCCAACCTGTTCCTCCCCGATGAGCATCCGTTCGTTCCGATCACGCCGTACCCGCTGCCGGAATATTTCTGGGGCGAGGCGCACATCGAGCGGCTGATACCGCTGCAGCGCTGGTCGAACGAGCGGCTTGACCAGATCGCCGACATTCTGGAGCGGCAGGTTGACCCCGCGAAGGTGTTCGCGGGCTTCATGGGTCTCGCCGACGAGAAGGCGTCGGCGCTCGGCGGTCCGGGCTCGTGGGTGATCGAACCAATGAACACGCAGGCGAAGGTGGACACGCTAGCGCCGAAGATGCCGGAAGACCTGTTCGCCGAGTTCAATCAGATCGGCCAGATTTTCCTCGAGGCGTCGGGCCTGACGGAAACTGTCACCGGCAAGGGCGAATCCGGGGTGCGCGGGCGCGGACACGCGAAGCAACTAGCGACCACCGGATCGTCGCGCATCCGCAAAGTCGGCGTCGGGCTAGAGCAGTCGCTGGTGAAGCTCGGCGACATCGGGATGAAGCTGAAGGCGAAGAACGACGACACGAAGCTGAAGTCCGACATGGGGCAGGAGTTCTTGCTCGCGCAGCTGCCGGACGGCTGGAAGATGCGGATTGCCGGCCACTCGCACTCGCCGCTGTTTGCCGACGAGTCGAAGGAACTGGCCGGCGCGCTCTTGAAGGCACAGGCGATCGATCAGGAGATGTTCATCCGCATGATGAACCCGCCGAACGCCGACAACATGATCCACGCGCTTCGCGCGCGGATGAAGGCGCTGCAGGCGGCGCGCGCTGCCGGTCAGGTGCCGGAGCAGCGCGGCAAGAAGGAGAAAGCGGCTTAGTGATCAGTGCATTGTAATTGATCGCTCAACCGATTTATCATCGGAGTGCGAAGTCCATCCCACCCGCAAAGACGGGCAACCAAAGGAGGGCATCATGGCGCGTCGTCATCGTCGCGGCAAGCGTCGGCACAAGCGCTAAGGCGCTGACCGACAAAGCTTTCTCTGCCCTGCTTGCGTCGTCGGCCGGGTGGAGTGTGTAGGAAACCCCCGTTCACGGTCGCCCTCCCCCGTCGTCCCGGCGGGGGTTTTCATTTTCTGATCAGTGCATTGACCTTCATTCTTAAAGGTGAATATCAATTCGGCCCTGAGTTATCAGGACCACGCAATGCCGCTGCCGCCTTCAGCGCCGATTACCCTAGGGGGGGCTATGCCTCCCAAGCCAGCGTTGCCCGGCAACATGGCGGGCGGGCCGAGCGGTCCCGGATCAAGCCCCGCGATGTCGCCCGGTGACGGTGCCGGCAACAAGGCCGCGGCCGACGCGCTGGTGAAGGCTGTCATCCCCGCGCTGCACAAGGCGCTCAGCGCCTACGAGATTGGTTCGAAGCAATACAAGGGCGTGATGCGCGCGCTCTCCTCGCTGACCGCGGAGTTCGGGCAGGAGACGCGCCAATCGCTCGTTCCAGCCGCTGTTCAGCAGCTCGCCCACTCGGCCAACACCGGCGGCCCGATGGCGTCCGCGCCGCCGCCCGGCGTGGTCGCCGCAGGCGGTCCGCCCCCCGATCCCTCAGCACTGGCAGCAGCGTAAGGAGCCATCATGGCGACGAACGGCAACATGTTCCGCCCGAAGGTCAAGGCCGGCTCGATCGGCGAGCGCAAGGACGTGAACGGCGCCTTCAAGAACATCCCGAGCTACCCGCAGTTCGGCGGCTTCTCCTCCTCAGCGAAGATGCGCGCGACGCAGAACCCGTCGATGGCGCTGGAGAAGTCCCCGACCGCGCAGAAGGGCAAGCCAATCTGATGCTCGGCTGTCCGAAAATCCGCGCCGGCCGCATCGGCGGCAAGGGCACCAAGGAATCCAAGCGGGCGTCGCATTACGCGAACCCGCCCAGCAATCCCGGCCTGAACGGCCTGCAGCTCGACCGCAGCCCAGGAAGCCGCCGCGGCTACACGCGCGCGGGAGTGGTCGGAACGGCCAGCTACTTCGCACGCAAAGGGGAGCCGCTCTGATGCCGCGCATGATCGACAACATGGCGCCGGACGTGCGCGATGATCTGGCCGAGCTCGCGATGAAGCTCGCGGCCAATGCCGATACGCGATCGACCTTCCTGAAGGCGGTGAAGAAGGTCGACCCGTCGCGCCGCTTCCCGAGCCAGGACATCGACGATCTGCGTGAGGAGATGAAGGCGAAGGACGAGGAGCGCAAGCTCGAGGAGCAGAAGCAGGCGACGCTGCGCAAGCTCGAGGAGCAGCGCGCGAGCCTGGGCCTCAGCGAGGCAGAGCTGAAGGAAGTCGAGACCGTGATGACGACCTACGGCCTCACGGACTATGAGGCCGCCCGCGATCTGTGGCAGGCGCGCAAGCCGCCCTCACCGCCCGCCGACGGTCCGACCGCGACATGGACTTTCCCGACGCTGCCGAACCTCATCGAGGACCCGGCAGGTGCCGCGCGCAACGAAGCTTTCAACGTCATCACCGAGATCCGGCGCGGGAAGCGCGCGGCGTAAGGAGACTGAGCTATGCCGCAGTTTGGCAGTGGAATCGTTCCGGCCCAGAGCTCGATCGCATCCGAGCTTGCCGCCGTCACTCGTCGCGCCTTCCTGCCGAAGGTGTACGTGCAGCTGTGGAAGTCGACGCCCTTCATGGCGGCGATCCTCGCTCACGCGCAGGTCGCGAGCGGTGGCCTCTCGCCGATCACGGTGCCCCTGCAGGGCAACCCGATGGTGACGATCCAGAACATCGGCTACGACGGATCGTTCAACCAGCCGGGCACCATTCCGGGACTGCAGAACGCCGAGTTCAACCTGGCGGGCTATCTCTCGGCGATCCCGTTCCTCGGCCTCGAGGGCATGGTGCAGCTGGACTACTCGGTGGTGCCGCTGATCGAGGCGCGCATGAACGACGTGACCAACGTCACGCTCGATCGTTTCGCGACCGACATCTACAACAACATCTCCAACACGCAGTCGATGGTGGGCCTGCCGGCCGCGATCGACGACGGCACGTTCGCGGCGACCTACGGCGGCATCACGCGCTCGTCGAACACGTTCTGGAAGTCGACCTACGTCCACAACGGCGGCACGGTCGCGCCGACCCGCAACCTGATGCTGCAGTACATCGCGCAGTGCACCAAGGTCACGGGCGAAAAGCCGGTGATAGGTCTGATGGGCTTTGGCACCTGGGCGAACCTCGCGCAGGACTTCACGTCGAGCGAGCGCTACGTCGTCACGCCGACCCAATCGTTCGGCGACACGAAGGTGGAAGCGCTGTTCGAAGCGCTCGACGTGGCCGGCGTGCCGTTCTACCCGGACCCGTACTGCCCCGAGGGTACGCTCTACCTCATCAACACGAATTACCTCTCGGCCTACATCGGCGAGAAGGCCGCGTTTTCGTTCACCGGCTTCGAATCCACGCTGGTCAACGGCCAGCTTGGCTACCTCGGCGCCGTCGTCACTCTCATCCAGCTCGTCAACGTCAAGTGCAAGGCGCACCAGAAGATTGACGGGCTCAACTTCCTGCCGATCTGAGGAGGCTCGATCATGGGTATGCGGATTGGCGGCGCCTTCCCGTTCAATTTCTCGGGCGCGTTTCCGGTGTCTCTGGCTGGCGGACAGATTTGCTATCCGCCGGCCGGCAACTACCTGATGACGCTCGGCGCACAGACCTGCCTGCAATGGTGGGACCCGGTGAACTTCAGCTGGCGCAACGTCGCGCAGCCGAACGCGGAGACGTTCCAGATCTCGGTTGACGGCTTCAACTGGCGCCTGGTCAACGCGAGCGGCATCGTGGCTGCGGCCTCGATCACGAACGCGGGCTCGGGCGGAACCAACGGCATCGGACCGACGGCGACCGGCTCGACGGTGACGTTTGCGGCCGGCGGCACTGGGCCGGGCGGCACCGCTACGGGCTATGTCATTGTGGGCGGTGCGGTCGGCACGGCCGGCGGCTCGGCAACGGTCACGCAGGGCGGATCGGGCTTCCAGGTTCCGCCGCTGATCCTGATCGACCCCCCTCCGCCCGGCGGCATTCAGGCGACCGCGACCGCGACGATCACGGCCGGCGGCGCGCTGAACGCCGTCACGATGGTCAACCCCGGCGCGGGCTATACGTCGGTGCCGAATTTTTACGTCGTGCCGCAGTTCCTGAACTATCCGGGTGCTCCGACGAATCCGCCCGTCGGAAGCGGCACGCAACCGAACTTCCCGGCCGGCACGATCGCCAACAACCCGCCGGCGCCGTGGATGATGGGCCTTTCGCCCGCGTTCCCGACGACCGCGGGCGCGCTCGTCACCGGCCCGGCGCTCGCCGGCTCCGGCACGCTCACCGGCGTGGTGATGACGAACTACGGCTACGGCTACACGACGGTGCCCGCTATCACGTTTGCCAACACGACCGGCGCGCTGGCCGGCGGCGTCGCCGCGACCTCGATCATGTCGTGGGGCGTGACCGCGCTCACCGGCGGCTCTGGCGTCGCCTACACGATCGGCAACGTGTGGGAGTCCTCGATGGGATTCCTCACGCCGGGCACGACGAACTTCAACAACAACAACCTGTTCCAGCCGCGCCCGGCGCGCGGCGTGCTCACCTCCACGGTCGGAGCGCTGTCGATCGAGGACGGCGGCTTCGGGATGCAGAAGGTCCTCGTCGCCGGCAACTTCGGCGTCGCGCAGGGAACGACGATCGGCACCACTTCAATCGTGTTCTCGGCCATTTCAATGGGCGGCATCACCGACACGTCGATCCTGCAGATGATGGTGGACTGATGGACATGACCGAGGACCGCGGCCCGATCGTGGGCGGCGTGCGCGTCACGAACAAGAACGAGTTCGTGATCCGCGACCGCTTCGACGGCGTGCCGTTCACGTTCGAACCGGGCAAGTCGGTGACGATCCCGCCGGACGCCGCGAACCACATCTTCGGCTGGCGCCATCACGGCGACGACGAGGCGCCCGAGCACGCCACGAACGACATGCTCGTGTACTGCCAGAAGCGCCACGGCTGGAACACTCCGGACATCATCAAGTCCGGCAACCATCTGAAGTGGTTCAAGGCGATCGAGTTCAAGCCGGTGCGATTCCGGATGGTGGAAATGTCCGACGAGGACGAGGCGCCGGAAGAACTGCCGAACCCGATCCAGAAGCCAGGGGCGCGACGCGCGGGCGCGTGATGATCGGTGCAGCTGTCCGACTACATCCTGCAGTGCCAGGAGCTTCTGCACGATCTCGCTAACGTCGATTGGACGCTGCAGGAGATGACGAACGCGGTCAACGCTGGCCGCAAGCGCGTCGCTCTCGATACTCACTGCGTTCGTCGCCTCTATTCGACCTACACGTCTCCGAACGTGTACGGCGGATCGACGATCTCCAATCAGGAGACTTACCCGCTCACCGGCGGCGTGATGGGCATCACGCTCGGGGCCGGCGGCGCGCACTACGTCAGCCCGACGGTCACGATCGACGCGCCCCCTGCCGGCGGAACGCAGGCAACGGCGTCGGCCGTGGTGACGAACGGCGTCATCACGGCGTTCAACATGATCAATTGGGGGCTCGGGTACGTTTCGACCCCGAACGTAGTCATTACCGACAGCGCGGGCACCGGCGCGAGCGGAACGGCGAGCGCTATGGTGAACGTCATCGACATCAAGGCGATCTCGCCGATCTGGGGCGTCGAGCGCTGGACCGCGGATTGGATGCCGTGGGGGCCGTATCAGGCGTTCTGCCGCGCCAACACGTCGCAATTCCGATACCCCGGCGTGTGGACGGTTTTTTGGGAGATGGCGCAGATCTATCTCTATCCCGTCCCCGATCAGCCATACGGGCTCGACATCGAGGCGATCACGACGCCGAATCCGCTGGTCAACCAGACGGACGTTGATTTGCAAATACTCGATCCGGTGAGCGACGCCGTGCAGTGGTGGGCGTGCCATCTGCTGGTGTTGAAGCTGCAGGAGCTCGGCAAGGCCGAGTTCTTCAAGAAGGCATATCGCGAGCGGCTGACCGAAATCACCGCCACGAAGCAGAGCACGCGCGTGATGAGCGTGTACAATAACTGGCGACGCCGGTTCGCGAGGATGTGATGCCGGCCCCGCAAGAACAACAAATCCCGCAGAAAAAATACATCGTCTTCAACGAGATCGAGACGATGGACACGCAAGGCTCGCGGTACGACCTGCCGTCCAAGGCGGCGGCGTGGCTCGAAAACCTGCAACCGATCTCAAAGAACCGGCTGCAGATCATGCCGGCTCCGATTGCCGCACTCACCACGCTCACCGGCGAGATCGTGACGAAGAAGTTCTACGCGAATTATGGCGGCGTGGATTATGTCGTCGAGTTCTGCCAGTCGGGTGCGGCCTATCAGGTGAACCTCTCGAATGGTGCGCAGGTTAAATTCGCGCTCGCCGGCACGTTCACCAACCCGGATATGACGCAATGGCAGTCGTCGCGCATCCTGATCGCGGACCCTACTGCGGGATATTCGACATGGGACGGTACGGTGTTTGTGAAGCCGGGCGGTCTATCGCCCAACTTCACGATCACGGCCGGCGGGTCTGGCTATTCGAGCGGCGCGACGGTCGGCTTCAGCGGCGGATCAGGGTCTGGCGCGGCCGGTACCGTAACGGTGGTTGGTGGCGTCGTCACCGGAATCGTCCTCACTAACGCGGGGTCCGGCTATCACGCGGGCGACACGATCACGGTGACGATCAGCCCCGTGTCCGGCGGTTCAGGAGCGACCGCGACGGGCAAGGTGTGGCCAATCCTTTCGATCTCCCCCACGACGATTGCGGTGTTTCAGGGTCGCGTGTGGCTCGCTGCCGGGCGCGCTCTGTTCTGGACCGGAACCGGCGGGTTCGATGATTCGAGCGCGGGCAACGCCTCTGGACAGACGACACTTTCGGATGCCGATCTCGTGCACTCGATCACAGCTTTGCGCGCGCTCAACAACTACCTGTTCATCTTCGGCGATGCCTCGATCAAGCAGATCGGCACTATCGCAGTATCCGGCTCGACGACGCTGTTCACCATCATCACCCTGTCTTCGGATCAGGGCACGACGTTTCCGCAGTCGATCGCGTCGTACAATCGCCTTGTGCTGTTCGCGAACACTGTCGGGGTGTACGCGATCTTCGGCGCGTCGGTGCAGAAGATCAGCGACAAGATGGACGGAATTTTTCAGGCGACGGACTTCTCCCAGCCGTTGCAGGCCGCCCTGAACGACATCAACAACATTCGCTGCTATCTGCTTCTTGCCCGCTATATCGACCCGGTGCAGGGCGAGCGGTCGATCATGATGGTGTTTCAGAACGAAAAGTGGTTCGTCACGAGCCAAGGCAACGGGCTGCGCGCGATCTGCTCGGCAATCGTCGGCGGCGTCTATGAGACGTTTGGATCGTCGGGATCTGACGTGACGCAGCTGATCCAGTCCACCACGACAGCCATTTCGTTTCTGCTGCGCACCGCACTTTCATCGAACGGCAACCCGCATCAGCAAAAGCGCGCGCAGCGCATCGGCGTGGCGCAGTCGTCGGCGAGCCAGGGCAATGTGACGCTGACAGCCGATAGCGAGAACGGATCGCAGCAGGCGCAATATTCCGTGTCCAACCCGATCCAGTGGACGAACAACGTCGGCTCTGTGGTGGCGTGGCTCAACAACAGCAACAATCCGGTTACGTTCGTTGGCGTGGGATTTCTGTGGCAGCGGCAGGACGCGAAGGCGTCCGGGATCACCCTTGGGGCGACGCTCTCGGGGTCGCTGTTCGGCTACACGATCAATGCGGTCGTGGTGGAGTACGAGGACTCGGCTCCCATGGTTTCGACGGGGGCGCGCTGATGCCGATCTTCTTTCATAACGTGGTCCTACCCGACGATCCGAACGGATTCGGGATTTGGCTGATCGAGCACTACCGCGAGCATTTGCAGTTCGTGCAGATCGGTCTGAACCTGACCCCGCCGACCTTCATTCCGGACTATGCGCTGCAGTCGTGGAGCGACAAGCCGGCGCAGCAAACGGCGTGGCTCAATTCGCACCAGGAAATCCACAACACGCTGCGCAACCTTACCGGAGTTTCGGGGATCGACCTGTCCGTGGTTGATCTCGATAACGCCGCATCGTGGCTCCTGTGGATGGACGCGCACGCGGCCGAGCATGTTGCGCTCGAGCAGGTTTTGGGGGTGCCATGAGCGTCAACTACCAGGCCGAGCCGTTTGCCGATCTCATGCCCGAGCTGCGCGCGCGGGTCGCCGCGCACTGGCAGGAGTTTGCGTCGGACCGCGACGCCTTCGGGATGGATGTCGATTGGGACCTGTATCTGGGGCTGGCGAAGGCCGGCAAGCTCTACGTGATCACCGCCCGGAGAGGCGCGGTGCTGGTGGGGTATTTCGGAGCGATCGTTGGCACGGACCCGCACCGCAAGGGCGTGTCGACGGCGTTTTCGCGCTTCCTGTACGCCGACAAAGACCCGATCCGGGGACTAATCGTGCGGGGGATGATCAGGGAAAGCGTTCGCTTTTTCAAGGCGATGGGCGTACGATATTACAAGTACGCTTCAAAAAACCAACCTATCATCGATAGAATACTTGCTGAAATCGGGTTTGTGCCCATCGAAACCGTGCATTCCATGGTGGTTGACCCATGATCCGATCGCGCCTGACCGACATCACCGAGCCGCCGCAGCTCTACTGCAATTTCGGCGGTCTCATCGAGGGCGCCCTCAGCTTCTTGGGGGAGGGCGCAATTGGCGCCGCGGCCGATACCGGGGCGACCGCGGCGATCGATGCCGGGGCATCTTCTGCGCTCTCTGCCGCGGCCGGCGTTGGGGCTGGCGCGGTTGCTGATAGCGCAATCGGCGCGGGCGCTGATGCGGCGCTCAGCGGCGCCGCCGCGCTCGGTACGGACGCGCTGACGGCCGCCACTCCGGCCGTGACTGACATCGGGACCTCGCTGTCCTCCCTGCCGACATCGAGCAGCACGGCAGCGCTTGATGCCGCGGCGCCTGCCGCAGCGCCCAGCGTAGCCGCACCGGCGGCCAGTCTGGGCGCCAGCACCGGCGCTGTGTCGGCGCCACTGGATGTCGTCGGCGCATCGAGTCCGGTCACGTCGGCTCTGGACGCCTCTCCGGCGTCCGACCTTCTCGATCCGACCAAGAGCCTTGATCTGTCGGCGAAGTCGGGGGCCAGCGCGGCTGGCAGCGATCTTGGATCGGCATTTCCGCAGGGGCTAGCCGATCGACAGCCGCTGGCGACAGCTGCGCTCGACGCTGCACCGACGGACGCAGGAACCGGCGCGACCGGCACGGCGGCCGGCGGGGCGGGAGAGGCCACCAGCGGCTCAGGATCGAGTGGCGGTGGAACCGCGAGCAAGGGATTCCTGTCGACCGCCAAGGACTGGCTCCAGCCCGCCGCGGCCGTCGGATCGCTCGGCTTGCTAGGCTACTCGCTCGCGAACAAGGGCGGGGCCGGCGGGCAGTTGCCGCCGCAGGCCAACCAGGCGCTCGACCTCGCCGGGCCGAATGCAGCCGCTTCGACGCAGAACCTCAACGCGGCGAGTTCGGCCGCGGCGCCGCTGCTCGCTACCGGCGCGCAGAACCTCACGGCCGCAGCGAACAACGAGATCAGCCCAGCGCAGGCCGCGCAGATCGATACGTGGGTGAGCCAGCAGAAAAACGCGCTCTATCAGCAGTATGCGCGATCGGGCCGCGATCCGAGCGGAGACAGCGACTATTTGCAGGGCCTGCAGAACATCGAGAGCCAAGCGGTCGCTATGCGACAGCAGTTCGTCAACCAGCTGATCCAAACGGGACTGGCCGAGACGCAGCAGGGCACCGGCACGCTCACCAGCGTGGGTAACACCGAACTGAGTGCGGCCAATAGCACGCTGCTCAGCACGGCGCAGATGCAGATCCAGCAGGATCAGAATTTCCAAACCTCGCTTGGCAACGCGATCAAGGCGCTCGGCCTTCTCGCGGGCGGCGGCGTAAGCCTGAAGGTGGCGTGACATGGCAACAGCCGACGCAGCCCTTGACGCACCGAACGCCGCGCAGTGGATGACGGCGATCGACAGTCCTCCCGCGGCACCCCCCGCCAAGGCTCCGGCCGGTGGCGGCGGGTTCGACTTTGCCGGCGGGATGCGCGCGCTCGACCAGCGCATGCAGGGAACGCTGGCCGCGAAGGAGCGCGAGACTCAGCCCGTGATTTCAGCCGCGCGCGCCGAGAATGCGAAGCCGCTGCCTCAGGCGCCGCAGCTGGAAAAGGTCGGAGAGCCGCCGAAGTCCAACACGGGCCAAGCGATGCAGGAATGGCTGATGCCGGCGATCGTGCTTTCCGCGCTCGCCGGGGCCTTCACGCGCCAGCATGTCACGAGTGCGTTGAACGCCTTCTCATCGGCGGTCGAAGGTTACAAGGCCGGCAACCTCGCGCAGTACGAGCAGAAATACCGCGAATGGGAGGCGAACAGCAAAAAGGCGATCCAGAACAACAAGGCTGCGCTCGATGAGTACGACGCTGTCTGGAAAAACCGCAAGCTTTCCATCGATCAGAAGATGAACGAAATCCAGCTGATCGCCGCGAAGTATCAGGACCGCATGACCTATGAGGCGGCGGCGCAGAAGAACTTCACGATGGTCGCGCAAGTCCTGCAGCGGCAGGAGATGCAAACCGAGCGGCTGAACCAAGCCTACGAGAAGATGAAGCTGCAGGGCGAGGCGATGGAGGCGAAGGTCGCCGGCATGAAGACGCCGGAGAACGCGCAGAAGTGGCTTGCCGCAATCCAGAGCGAACAGGACCCTGAAAAGAAGAAATCGATGCAGGCGGCCTATAACCACATCTTCGCGGGCAACACGACGGGCGGTCTCGAACAACTGACGCTCAAGCAGATGGTCGATAGGCGCCTCTCCGGTGACAAGACTGTCCTGCAGAACATCGGGCGCGGCATACAGGGCGCAGCGAATGTGCAGGAGTTCAACAACGCACTCGCCGCCGAGATGGAAAAGCGCGGCATGACTGGCGCTGACCTTACCAAGGTCGATCAACAATACGTCGGCGACACGGCATATCAGCGCACGGCAGGCGGAATGGGCGCGCGCGTTGAGAACGCCTCAAACGAGGTTGTGCAGGTGCTGCCCCAAGCGATCGAGTCGTCACGCAATCTTCCGCGCGGCCAGATCGTTCCGCTCAACAAGCTTATCCAGTCGTGGCAACAGGGCACGAGCGACCCAGCTTACAACGACTTCATCATGGCGAACTTCGCGCTGATCAACGCCTACACGCGCGCCATGAACCCGCAGGGCGTGCCACGTATCGCCGAGCGGCTCGAGCAGAAAGCTATCGGCATCCTGAGCGAGGCGAACAGCCCGCAGGCTTACGAGGTGCAAGTTCAGCGTCTCTGGAAAGAGGTGCAGGCGTCGAAGAAAGCTGTCGTACAAACCCGCGAAGGTCGCACCAGCGGCGACATCAATTCGCCCGTGCCGGGCATGACTCCGCCGCCGTCGAATGACGGATGGTCCGTGCAGGAGGTTCACTAGGTGCCGACCTTCGATATCAGCGCCCCTGACGGGAAGAAATTCCGAGTGGAAGCCCCAGAGGGCGCGACCGCTCAGGACGCTCTGGCGCGCGTGATGAGGCAGCAGGCGCAGAAGTCAGCGCCGTCGTTTTCTGAAAGCGCGGGCGACTTCTTCAAGTCGATCCCGCGCGGCATCGTGCAGGGTATGGGCGCGACGCTCAGCGCAACGGGTCAATCCACCATGGCCGAGGGCGCGGCCGACCCCGAGATGGTGAAGGACATTCCGACGCCGGCGCAGGCGACCGACATCCTTGAAAAGAACGTCACGGGCGATCTGCACAAGCCGACGACGCGCGCGGGACGGTTTGGCGAAACGACAGGCGAATTTCTGGGCAACCCACTGAGCTATGTCGGACCTGGCGGACCAATTACGAAGGGGGTCATGGCGGTCACTGGTGCGCTTGGCTCGGAGGCCGGCGGGCAGATGTTCGAAGGCACGAACGCCGAACCTTACGCGCGCATCATCGGCGGCATCATCGGCGGCACCGCTCCGCGTGCGGCTGCGCGCACCATAACGCCGAACCCGATTTCAGTCGAACGTCAAGGCTTGGTCGACACGCTGCGGTCGGAAGGCATTGAGCCGACCGCAGGACAGGCTACCGGCAGTCGCGCATTGCGTTATGCCGAAAGCGAACTCGGCCAAATGCCGGGCTCTGGTGGTGCGCGCGAGAAGGCGGTTGACCGGATTAGCAGCGAGTTCACGCGCGCGGCGCTCAAGCGAGTCGGAGAGGATGCCGACCGCGCAACGCCGGAGGTGGTCGACCGCGCCTTCACCCGGATCGGCAGCGAGTTCGATCGACTTGCCGCCAACAACAAGGCGACGATCGATCAACAATACGCACAGGACATCCTGAAGGCGCAGGACGAATACAATCACCTGTTTGTCGACCCATTCAAGAAGCCGATGGTACAGGCCGTCGTCGACCAGGCGTTCAACCAAATGGCCAAAAGCCGGACGATGGATGGTGAGGTCTACAAGGCGGTGCGCTCACGCATCGAGCGTATGCGTCGGGGACAGAAGCAAGACCCCGAAATGTCGATGTTTCTCGCCGAGGTGCGAGATGCAATGGACGGGTTGATGGAACGTAGCATTGCGAAAGCAAACCCGTCCGATCTCGGCGCGTGGCGCGATGTGCGCAACCAATATCGCAACATGCTGGTGATCGAAACCGCAATGGCGGGCGGTGGGGAGCAGGTTGCGCAAGGGGTCGTCACGCCGGCCAAATTGCGGCAGGCTGCCGTTGGGCAGGACAAGCGCGGATACGTGCGCGGCCGCGGCGACTTCACCGACCTATCGCATGCTGGAAACGCGATCCTCGCACCGCTACCGGAATCTGGAACTGCGGCACGCGGCGCGCTAACCGGGATTAGCGCCGGGCTTGGTGCCGCCGGCGGGGCCGCCCTTGGTCATGGGGCCGCCGTAGACGTTCCGGCCGCGATTGCCGGGTCATTTGCACCGGGCGTCGCTGGTCGGTTTCTTCTGTCCGATCTCGGGCAGCAGTACCTGAAAAATCAGGCATTGACTCATGTGCTTGAGGGTATGCCGTCCGCAAGCTCGTCCGCTCTGCGCGGTGGCCTGGTTGCCGACATGGCTCTGGACCGCGGGAGCGCTGCGCCGTGACCGAGAAGAAAACCCCGGACACGTTCGCGCGGCTGCTTGAGCGCAAGGTGCGCGACGTGCTCGGCAACAAATACAAGGACACGAAGGCGGCGGATGTGCTGAAGGCGATCGACCTCGGCGTGAAGGTCTGTGCGTTGCGCGCCAAGTTGAATCTCAAACCCGGAGAGAAAGACGATGAGTCGTTTTTCGGTTGAGGAAGCGGGTCAACCCGCCCCCGTGAACTACGAGGCGGAAGGCTACGACGGCCCGCAGCCCGGCAACGTCACGCCGCTCCGGCCGCTGTTCAGCGCGCCGATCGAGGAAGTCGCTGCACCGCGCCCGCGCGTGAACAAGCAGTACGTGGCTACGATCAACGCCGCACTTGACGTGGTTGCGGCTCGCCTGCCGGCGCTGATCGCCACCATTGCGGCGTGCCTGCTGTGGGGATTTGCGGTCTACCAGCCCGACGCCACGCGCACCTATGCGGCTCTCGGCTTCTCCGGGACCGCGCTCATTCCGACCATCCTGCTCTACCTGAAACGAGGCTAAGGAGAACCAAGCCATGAAGTCGCTTCTCGCTTCCCTGCTGATCTCAGCCGCGCTGATCGGTGCGGCCAACGCCCAAGGCGCGCCGACGCAATCCTCGCCGCTCGCCGCGCAGTCGCTGTCGATCCCGACCACGGCCGGCGGGACCGCCTTGGTGGCCGCGAATCCGACGCGGCGCTTCCTGAAAATATGCAACGCAGGCGCGACCAATCCGGTGTGGATTTGCCCGGCCGGCGTGACGCCCGCCGCGAACGCCGCCGGCTGCTTCGTCATCGCGCCTGTGGCGTCGAACGTCACTTCCTGCGATCCGTTCCCAGCCATTCCCGGCCTCAACACCGCGGCATGGAACGCTATTGCAACCGGCGGCGCGACGAACGTGACCGTGTGGGAGTACCCGTAATGTCGAACCGGCTGGGCACTCCGCAGTCCGTCATCGTGGCGGCGGCTGCGCTCGGCGTCACGGCGGGCCGCGCGATGAGCCTGGGCGGCGCCGCAAACCAATGGGTGCTGGTCGCTTCGATGTTGTTCACCTACGTGGCGAGCGCGACAGCCGGCAGTCGCGTGCCCGTCGTGCAGATCAAGGACCCATCAGGCAACATCCTATGGTCCGCGTCGATGAGCACGACGGCCGCGGCTAACACGACAACCCGCATCGCGCTCGGCGGTAGCGTGCCGCTGACCGCCGCAGCGACGCCGGCAACGCTGTTTGCTCCGATCCCGGACGGGTTCAGCTGCCCGGCAAACTCGACCGTGACGGTGTTCGATAACGCCGACATCGACCACGCCGCCGACACCATCGCCATGAACGCCGTCGTCTCATACTGAGGACACCATATGTCGGCACGATCGACCCAGATCCAGCCCGTCGGATCCGGTGCGGCCCTGACCACCGCATCCAGTCAGGCCATTGGACCGAACCCAAGCCGCCGCGGGCTGATTCTGCACAACCCCCACGCAACGATCAGCATCTACGTGGCCCCGGCCAACGTGACGACCGCTCCGGGCGGGGCGGGATGGCTTCTGATCTTCCCAGGAGGGGACCGTATGTTTGACGGTTTGCCGGCGACATGCGCTTGGAATGCCGCCATGGCCAGCTCGACCGGGAACATCTCAACGCTGGAATGGGTCGCCTAAGTTCCTTTTTTTGATCAGTGCATTGACCTAGTTTCCTAAACCTGAATATCAATTCGGCGTCTTCAACCCGAAGGCGCCCGCATGCTGCCGTCGATCCTTCCGCGCGTAGGTGTCCTTCTGCTGCTTCTGGCGGCCCTATTCGGGGCTCCGGCGGCGCGGGCGCAGGGCTGCGGCCCGAGCAACCCGAACTGCATCGTTCCGACGGCGCCGGCCGGCACCAGCAACAACCAGGCTGCGTCTACCGCGTTCGTGCAGCAGGCTTTCCCCGGCAACATCCTTCAGGGCGCCGGGATCTCGATCAACTGCGTCGGCCCCGTCTGCACGATCAGCATTGCGGCGCTCGGCGTCACCAACGCACTGCTCGCGCCCGGTTTGGCAAACACGGTCAAGGGCTCCATCAACGGGACGGCCGAGGCCGACCTCGCCGCGCCATCGTGCAGCCAGGCCGCGCCAGCTCAGGTTCTGCAGTGGCTGTCCGGAACCGGCCTGCAGTGCATCACGCTTGCGGCCTCGGCGACCACCGACACTACGAACGCGAGCAACATCTCGAGCGGGACGCTGAACGCGGCCCGCCTGCCGTCCGGCGTCGACGCCAGCGTTCTCAACACGCAGACCACCGGGTACACGATCCAGACCAGCGACTGCGGCAAGATCATCCAAGCGGGCACGGGATCGACAGGTCTTTTTACGCTGACGCTGCCCGCCGTCACTGGGTTCGCGAGCAACTGCGTCGTCTCGGTCAAGAACGGAGATTCGACCCGCGGCAAGGTCATTTCCGGTTTTCCCTCGGACTTCGGCGCCGGAGGATCAATCCTTTATCCGCTGCAGTTTGGTCAGGTCCGCATCGTCAATGGCGCGTGGGTGACGGCCGTCAATCCCGGAAAGTGGCAATCGTCCTCGGGCGTTACCTTCCAAGTCAACCACGCATCTGGGAGCGACGCTGCGACGAACGACGGCCTTGCGACCGGGGCCAGCGCGTTCGCTACGCTTCAGCACTGCGTCGATGTCCTTCATGCGCAAGTAACCAACGTCGGGCAGCAGCCGACTTGCCAGAACGCCGCGGAGACGTTCACCGAGAACGTCAGCGTTGTCGGCGCCTTCAACAGCGCAAGCGGCGGCTGCGTCATCATTCAGGGTTCGCCCGTCACGCCGACGAACACGGTCTGGACGACCGCGGCCTCTGGGGCATTCACCGGCCTGCAGCTGACCGACTATGCTTGCGTGATACTGAACGGCTTCACGTTCGCGTCGTCGGGGTCGAGCCAAACCGCCGTGCAGGTGGTGAAGTATGCCGACCTCGCGGGAGAAAACCTGCAGTTCAACACCTTCACCGGCGGCACGCACATTTCCGTGGTGTGGGGCCATTTCGTCTGGGAAGGCGGGACGCTGGTTTTCAACGGCAACGCCGCGCTGCCGATCTCGGTTACTGGCGGCATCTTCGAAATGCAGGGCGCGTCGGTCAGCCTCCCGAATTCTCTGACCTTTACGAACTTCGTCACCGTTGCCGACCGCGGCCTTGCGTACATGGTCAACACCACGTTTAGCGGAACGGGATCGGGATCCGGGTCAACCGGCACGCAGTACAGCGTTTCCGGCAACGGCGTGTTGGACATCACGAGCGTGACGGCTCTCCCCGGCGCGACCACGGGAGCGACTTCCAACGGCGGCCGCGTCATTCCGGCACTGACGGCGACCTTGACCAATTCGCTCGGCGTTCAGACTGCCACGGGAGCTGCCAACAACTTCACGGACGGCCCGAGCGTTGCGCAGGGAACGATCGGAACATGGTTCGCAAGCGGGACTGTTAGCCTGTTTGATACGTCGGCCGCCGCGGGCTTTGCCTGCAAGCTCTACGACGGAACCACGGTCATCGCGAGCGGTGGGCAGACGACAACCGGAGCCAATCAGATTGCCAGCATCAGTTTGTCCGGTCCGATCACATCCCCGGCCGGTAACATTCGCATGGCTTGCGCGGACGGGTCATCCGCCAACGGACAGATGTCGAGTTCGACCTCCGGCGTCGCCAAGGCGTCGACCGTCACTGCCATCAGGTTGTTCTAGCCAATGGCATTCCGAACCACATTTGCAAACCTCTCTGGACCGCAAGCCGCGCTGTCGCTGTTCGACAATATGTTCAACGATCTCGCGGGCGAGATCTACATCCCATGCACGGCGGCCGGCACTAATAGCATTGTGCTGACGCCGTTCACGTTCGCGCCCGTTCTTGCTGGTTATACTGAACTCTGCGGATTCGCGTTCAAAGCCGCGGCGAATGCCACCGGCCCCGTTCTGGCTCAAGTCGGCGCTCTCGGTTCACTTCCGGTCTATCTGGCCGACGGCGTGACCCAGGCAAATTCCGGCAACGTGCTCCAGGGCCAAAAGTACGGGCTGATCTTCAGTCAAACGCTGAACAGCAACAACGGCGGGTTCTTTCTCGAACAGCCGTCCGTTCAAGTATCAAACGCGCAATTCGTCCCCGGCTCCCTCGGAGGGTTTACGCTCTCTAACGACGGTGGTAGCCCTAACACAGTGCTCGATATTGCGGCCGGCGCTGCGCTCAATTCCACCAACGCCACGCTGATCCGACTGAGCAGCGCTTTCACGAAAAACACCAGCGGCGCATGGGTCGTTGGTTCCGGAAATGCCGGTATGGGATCGGGCCTCACGATCCAGCCGAGCACCTGGTACTACGTGTTTGCGATCATCAATGCTGGCGTGGCTGACGTTTATTTCGACACGTCATCGGTCGCATCCAACGCACCAGCGGGAACGAGCGCATTCCGGCGCATAGGATGCTTTCGTACGACCCTCGGCTCCGCGATCACTACATTCCAACAGACGGGAAACCTGTTCGAATGGAGAACGCGCGTTCTTGACGTGAACAACGGCGTTCCGGTCAGCGGAAACCAGAACAACGTCACGGTCACGGTGCCGCAGATCAGCGGCATCATCGCAAAGCTTACGGCGAGCGTTACCTACATCAGCGGCGGTGCTTCAACGCTGCAGATTTATCCGTTCTACACGTCTGGTTCTCCGAGCCTAAGTCTTCAGTGCGCTCTGCCCGGTGCACCATCAACCGGGGAGTTTCAGGTCGTCACAAACTCGTCTGCACAAATCCTGACCAAGATGGTCTACAGCACTTCGACCGGCTACTCGATCGAGACGCAGGGTTGGTACGACACGAGGGGGCAGTGATGATCCGCGCCCTTGTGCTGCTGTTGCTTGTGTCGCCCGCGTCATGGGCGGGGTCTGACCTTCCCGTTTCGTGTGAGACGGTGCGGCAGATGGCTCCCGTACTTCGACTTGCTTCGGCGAAGGCGCAACGCGATCTCATTCGCAAGTACCACGTCACGCGGAAGATGATCCGCCAGGCGAGGGCGTGTTTGCGATGAAGACGAGCGATGAAGGCCGTAAGCGGCTCATGGCGCGCGAAGGGGTTAGGCTCAAAGCCTATCGCGATTCCGTGGGTGTCCTTACGATCGGGGTAGGTCACACTAGCTCGGCCGGACCTCCCGAAGTAACTCCCGGCCTGACCATCACGCAGGCCGAATGCGACGAGATTTTCGCGCTCGACCTCGTGAAATACGAGACGGCGGTGAACAGCGCCGTTAAGGTGCCACTCAGCCAAAACCAGTTCGATGCCTGCGTGAGCCTTTGCTACAACATTGGCCCGTCCGGCTTCTCTCGCTCGACCGTCGCCAAGCGCATCAATTCGGTCGACATGGCCGGCGCGGCCGACGCCTTCCTGATGTGGAGCAAGCCACCGGAAATCCTAGGGCGGCGCCGCGGCGAGGTTGCTCAGTTCAAGACGCCTTACGTCTTTCCGCCGCCCCCGCCACTCGAGCCGAAACCATCTCCGCAGCCGGCGCCGCCGTCGGGCTGGCTCTCCGCAATCCTGTCCATATTCGCGAGGAAAACATGATCAGCCTTGCATTCACTCTGGCCGCCGCCGCCGTCGTTCTGTGGGTCGGTATCGGATTTTATGTCCGATACCGCGCCGCGACCGGAACGACATGGCAGCGCATAGTCGCCGCCGAGCGCGGCATGCAGGTCATTCTGCTGCAGAAGGTGACGATCCTGGTCAGCGCTGTCGGAGTTGCGCTCGGAAAGGGGACCGACCTGATCGCCACCCTTTCCGGTGATCCGGAATTTGCGGCCAAGGCGAATGGTTTCATCTCGGCTTACTTCACGCCCACGAACGTTATGATCGCCGCGATGGCATTCTCGGCTCTGACCATTTGGGCTCGGCTGCGGCCGAAGGTTTAACGCCGTGGAATGGATCATTGGCGGTATCAAGGCTCTGACGGGCTTCAGTGATGCTATCACGAGCGTTAGCAACGCGCTCGCGAATGCCAAGATTGCAGCAATTGGCGCGACGACCGAGCAAGAGCGCATTGCGGCGAACGAACGCGTCGCTACGCTTCAAGCCCGCCGCGACACCTTGATAGCCGAGGCAGGCGTTTCGAAGGCGAACACCTATGTTCGGACCTTCATCGCCCTCCCGATCGGCATTCTGTTCTGGAAAATCTATGTGTGGGACAAGGCGTTCGGTCAATGGACCGCAGGCCATACCGACGCTCTTGATCCGAATCTCTGGCAGGTGATCCAAGTCGTGCTGGGATTCTACTTCTTGTACGAAGGCGCGGTCGGCATCACGAAGCTGATCAAACAGAAATAGCGAGCGGCCCGGCGACGTGCGACCAACACGCCGCCGAGCCTGACCACAACTTGTCGCTTGGGGCAACAAGCAATGGCTATATCACAGGCTAACTGCGCGCCGTTAAAGGAGCGTCAACGTCAATGGGAAGCGCCCTGATGGCCGTAGAGGAAAACCGACTCTTCGTCGCCATCGGCATCTTGCAGGCCGAAGTTGAGAACCTGCGCGAAGATTTTCACAGGCTTCAGGAAGCCAGCACGGAGGAGCATCGCAAGGTCCATGATATCGTGGTGGCGACTAGCGAGGCCATGCGCAACGTCGCCCGCGATATCGCCGAGATGAAGCCGCTGACGGATGACTATCGGGAGAAGCGGGCAGAAGCTCGAGGCGCCGCGCGCCTTGCTGGCTGGCTCTATACGGCGGCCGGCGTTGTTGGCGGGCTTGTGGTGTACGTCGGCGGCAAGCTAGCCGAGTGGGCGACGATGAGGCCGCACCCATGATCCGCGCGCTCGCCCTGGTATTCGCGCTGATGCCGGCGCTGGCGCAGGGATGGGAACTATGTGCGGTGTCACCGGCCGGACGGGTCACGGCGCTGTTTCTTCGCGCCACCACGATCGGCAGCACGGATCAGCGACGCCTCTTCCGCGGTGAGGAATCTGCGCCAGTCCCACTTCCCGCGTTTCGTCTTCCATACCATCGGTTCGACTCTATCTAACTATGAGCGCGCCGCAGATTTTCGATCTGCCGCTCAGTCTCGTTCGCTTCGTTGCGAAGGCGCGACGCCTCGCGCTCCATGCGGACAGCCTCGCGCCGACAGTGCTCGGCATGCGCCTTCATATCGCTCAGCCGCGTGCCGAGCGGGCGCTCATCGCGGTGCATCCATGCGGCGTCTAGCATATCGCTCTCCCTGTTTCCTGAGGCTTAACCAGCCGCAGCCGGTTCGGGGATCGTGCAGGTCCAGCTCGTGGAGTGGTAGACCTCAACCTTGAATTTTGTCTGGCACTCCTGGCACGTCTCCTCGGTGTAGCGGTTCTCGTCGTAGTAGATCGAGTCGTCGGGCATGAAGGTGAAGCCGCACTTCGGACATTCCGGGCCTTCGTGCGAGTAGCTTTCACCTTCGCGAAGTTTCGTCATGGCGTCATTATCCTTCATTTGCAGTTAACGATGCTCAGCGGAGCAGAGCCGGAGGGTGCGAAGCGCGATGGCCGGTCGGGCTCCACTGCGGCTTTGCGACGTAGCCGACATCCGAGAAGTTCGCCGCGCAGCAAAGGCATGGTCGTGATGACCATGCCTTGGCCGCTATGCCGCTTCCCTGTCGGGCGTAGCCGCCCCCTGCTGTAGCGCGAAGGCGCGGGGCCACGGGTTTTCTCATTTACCGGGCTTCCCTTCGACTCCGCTCCGCTGAACATGTTCTCTCCTTAGAGCTCGCCGCCCGCGACCACCTTGAACTTCTTGTCGCCGCCGGCTTCGGGTATCCGTCCACATGGCAGAAGCATAACGGTTCGGTGCGTGCGATTGGGTGTGTCACCCGGCGTTCCTGATTTGCAGTTAGCGATAGCCGAGCTGCGCCAGCGCCGCGGCGGCCGTCATGTTGCGCGGAATGCGGTCGAACTTCTTGGCTGGACAATCGGACGAATGTCCTTCGCCGCTTCCAACCGCACTGCACTCGCATAGCTTCTCCTCAATGCGCTGGAGCCTGAGGGCCGGGTCCAGCTTCGACGGCGGCGGATAGCGTTCGTCTTTCATGGCTACCTCCTCGAGAGCAGTAACTAGTGAAGTTGCAGCGCGTCGCGCAGATCGAAGACGACGGGCTTTGCGCCGATCGCTTTCAGCCTGTCGGCCCGCGCGTCAGCTTCGCGTCCTGACCTGCATCGGACGAAGCACGGCTTGCCGTCATCGATCCATTGGACCTGATGTGTCCATCCACGTTTGACCGCAGTTTCTCGATCGGGAAGAACAACATCCATCTTTATCGCTCCTGATTGATTAACGTTGCGACCGCACGACCTTGACGCCTTCGATCGTCTCGTGCGCGATGCCGTGGCCCTTCACCAGACGCTTGAACTCCCGAGCGTGCATCGCCGCGATCTCGCGTCCGCCTTTCTGTGGGCTATAGGGTTCGATCGGCGGCTGTGGTTTGATCCACTCAGGGACCGGCGCCCACGCTTCTGCCCATCCCGCGTGCATCAGCGTAGCGCGCGGGTGCTGAGTGAGGGTCACGTTCCCGAGGCAGTCCACCACGAGATAGCGCACAGTCGGATTTTCGGGCGCGGTCTCGATCGGTTTCCAATCGCTCATTTATGGTTCCTTCCCCGGTAACAGTAATCAGGCTGCGAGCTTCGGCAGGATGTCGTCCGGAACTTCGAAGAAGCCCTGCTGCCCGCGGTATGGGATCGGCTGCTGGAATAACCGGAATGCATCCCGCCGCCATGCATAGCGACCGTCTGCGAAGTTGCCGCATTCGTAGTCGTCCGTTTCGTGGTGCCCGGCCGGCATGGTCTCGACGCGCACGCAGTCAACGAGATTGACCGTGCCGATCAGTGCGCCACGCGGCAGGTCTTGGCCCCAATGGTTGCCCCAGATGCCTTCGCAAATTTCGTCAATCCGATCGCCGTCGTAATCGTCGATCTGGCGCTTCGCGGCATGCACGAGAAGCCAGCCGCGATGCGAGGTCGGCCAGTGCCGCGTCTCATGGATCTTGGCGTCGGTGAGCCAGAGTGAGGCCCACGGTTGCCACAGCGAAATCGCTTTCATGGTTCACCTCTCCGGTTAGCGGGTCGCGATCTGAACTTTGCGAATGCGAACCCCGGCGCGGTATGCTGCTTTCCATCGTTCGGCTTCGGTCGCACCGTCGGGCCAGTTTTCAGCGACTGCCTTCCGAGCCTGTCCAGCCGTTCCGCGAGTTGACCAAGCCATGATGTGCGGCGGCACTGTCCAAATGTTCACGCCAGCAAATCCGGTGGTTGTGATCGTCTTCATGATTTTCCCTTCGGCGGCGGCAAGAGAGCTTGCACCTCGCCGCTCTCGTAGGCGGATGCAATGCGCGGCTGCGCATGTTCGGCAACGGTGCGGCCGTCCGGCATGACGACATGAGCGAGGAATGCCTCCTCGAACGTCTCGATCTTGCTCTCAACGGCCTCAAGTTTGGCTTTGATGCACAGCAGCAGCGCGCGCCACTTCGCACGGACAACCTGCATCTCCCGATCGGTCTCGCCGGCCGGCAACGGAAGATCGAACCGCAGCCGCCGCTCATGCGCCTCGAACACAATGATCGCGCGGTCGGGTTCAGTGAAGTAGGCAAAGCGTGCGGCGCCGTAGCGCTTGAGTGTGCGCTCAATCTCGGTCTTCGTCTGCTCGGCCGGGACCTTGGTTTTGGATGCGAATGTCATTCCTGCTAACCTGTTGTCAGGCGTCTTTCTCGGTGGTCAGGGCTTCGCACACGCGCCAACCGAACCGCTCGCGCGTGCTGTCAGTCCCGTTTTTCATGATCGTCTCGGCTGCGATCCGCAGAAGCGTTGAGCCTGGAAGATCGGCCATCGGTCGGACGAGCTTCACGTCATGGGGCTCGGCGACCTCAACCACGATCACGCCGGCCTTGGTCAGCGCCGCCTTGCTCGCATCGTCGATCGCCTGCGGCTTGCAGAACAGGATTGCTGGGTCTTTCATCTCACCCCTCCACGCCGCACGAGGCGGTCACGTCGGTACGCGATGGTGCGGATCGGTAGCGCGACGGGGAGCAAGCCCTTAGAAATCTTTCAACAAAAAATTTACTGGTCATCAGCAAGAGAAACTGGAATACCAGCATATAGTCAGCGGCCTTGCTCCATTTGCTACCCATCGCATGTTCGCGGTTTTGGCTCGTCACTGGTTTCCCCCTTTGTTCCGGTGCGCCGCGCGCATCGTCAGCACGGTCGCGGTCTTCTCCGCTGAGCCGCGCGAGTAGCGTTGCGTGGTCGCGATGTCGGAGTGTGTCGCCGCGTGGCGGATGTGCTCGAGCGGAACGCCGGCATCGGTCGCCTCGCTGATTGCGCCGGCTCGGCTGTCCTGATTGCGCACGGTCTTGGGGATGCCGCACTCGTCCGCGATCTCGCGCCAGAACTGGCGGAAGTATTCCTCGGAGTAGGGGCGGCCGGTGCTCTCGTAGACCACGACTGGTCCGAACTTCGGGAGCGCGCCGAGCTCGGAGCGGATGCGGTCGAATTCCTCGATCACCATAGGCGCAAGCTTCAGGTCGATCTCAATCGGCTTCTGCCGCTTGCTGGTGACGTGGCGAAGGATCAGGTTGTCATCGATCTCGGACCACAGCAGGCCGCGATGCCACTTCATGTCTCGGTAGGTCGCGAAAGACGGGCCAGGCTCGGTCAGTGGCTCCCAGCTCCCAATCACGTCTTTCTGCCGTAGCATCCCCTCAAACTGGAACGCCTGAGCGAGCGCGATCGAGTGCAAGCCCTTCTGGTGTGCGAGCGCTCGGACGGCGTTCGCCATCTCGGCGGTCAGCCGCTCGGTGCGCGGCTTGCCCATCTCGAACCGCATCTTGCCGAGAACCGTTGAGAGGTGCGTGCAGTGCTCGTCATCGAGGATCGTCATGCCGAAGCTCAGCAGCCCGCGAAACATGCGCATCAGTGAGTGCGCCATCGTCACGCCGCGCTCTTTCCATGCCGCGTGCCAGCGCAGCATGTCCCGCGCCTTGAGGTTTGCGATGAACTCGTCGCCGTGATCGGCCTCGATCCGCTTCATGAATTCGGCGTAGTTCTTGCGCGACTTGAAGCGCAGCTTCTTGAACGGCGAGTCCTTGTCGTGCGTGTAGCAGAAGATCAGGCTGCTCACGCTTCCATTGAAGTGCGATGCGCCGTCGATGCCGCCAGCGGCCCAGGCGAGCATTTCGTACTGTAGGGACTCGCACGCCTCGGAGACGGTCAGCCGCTCCTCTGGAGTCGGATCAACACCCTTCCAGAGCGGGAAATACTTCATCTTGTAGCCCTGCTTGACACAGTCCGCGCGCGCCAGCCAATAGGCGACGAACGTTCCGGTGCGGCTCGCGCGCACCTTCAGCCCCGGCGCATTCTCAAACTTCGGCATGCCTGCCATGGGATCCCCGCTGATTGGATGAGGACGCCATTCTACGCTGTTCCATGCGCTCAAAGTAGGCTTTGACAGAGGGCCAATGCCTTCTGTCCCCCCACATTTTGTTTTTCTTCGGGAAGCCGCTATTCGGCATAGCGTCCAAGGCGTTGATCATCTTTCGGGTCTTCTCGCGCGGGGCTCCGATGAGCCGGATCAGCTCGGCGTCGGTGACGTATAGCTTGTCCTTGGCGAGCGGCTTCTCGCGCTCGAGCGCGGCGGGGGTCATTGCGGTGGCTCCGGGAGGGGCATCCAGTGCGTCGGGAAACTCGAATAGCTTCGGACCGCGCGATCCTGCCAAACCCAGCCGTGCGGATCGCGCCAGTAGCCGATCCTAATGCGGGGACGATCTGCGGACGCCCCGGCCAAGGGCCAGTAGAGCAGGGTGTCGCTTCCGTCCTTCGGCGCGGTCTCGATCGGTCGCCAGTCGCTCATGTTCCTGCTCTCAGGGTGTTAACAATTCGGGGAGCTGAGCCGGCGCGGCGAAGTCAAGCTTGGGCGCGACCTTGCGACCGACCGTGACGATCGTGTCGTTCTGGTCGCCGTGGTTCACCATCAAGACCTCTTCGAGCTCCATTCCGTTCTTTGCGCCGAGCCCCAGGGAATTCCAGCCGCACACAATCGCAATTCCACCCATCTTCAGGACCCGCGCAGCCTCGCGCTTGCGAGAGCTATAGAAGCGGCGCGTCGTGTCGGCTGGCCCGAAGCCCTGATAGGCTTCCACCACCTGTCTGGGGGAGAACGGCGGATCGAACAGGATGCCATCGACGCTGTCCGCCGGCAGGGACTTGAGGAAATCGAGCGCGTCCATGTTGTGCGTGCCGGCGAATTTCGGATTGAGGTCGTTAGTGTAGGCGCAGGCGCCCTTGAAGACGCTGTTTCGACAGAACGGATCAATCCACACGCCGTCCGATAGATAACGCTCGATCAGCTCTCGGATCGGCTTGATCGAGAACGTCTCTGGCGACGGCATCGCCCATGTGCGGCTCAGCTTCACTTCGATTCCCGCTCATGAATGCTTAGGGTCGCGTCGCAGAATTCCTTGACGCCGCGCCACGATGAGAGGTGCCGGGCATTGTCCGCGGGCCGCTGCTCGCAATTGAAGATGACGTTTCCGCACTGCGCGCTCGCACTCTTGAGCGCTGCCGTCAGCCGCTCATTCTCGGCGCGCAGGCCGGAGAGCGCGGCATCAATGTACTCAGCCAGGCCGCGCGCTTGAGAGTCGCCGAGTACAGAGCTGTACAAGCTGGCGATGCTCCATGCCTGGGGACTACAGGTTTTCGGATCAGTCATTTCTGCGTCACTCACGGGGCTCTCCCGATTGTGCTAGCGCTTCGCATTTTTTGCACCAGCGTTCGCCGATATGGGTCACGGTGCCCCAAGCGTCGCGCGGCATGTTCGTGTGCATCACGCGCGCACCGCAAAGGGCGCTCTGCTGTTGCGGCTTCGGCGCGTTGTGGGACAGGTGATAGAACCATGTTCCCGAGATACCTTCGGTTACAACAAGGTCATTCATGGTTTTGTTGACCACTGGTCAGGGCGGCGACAATCACGTTGAACGCCTTCACAGCGTCGTCGGCATCTACCGTGCCTTCGTCGATAAAGGTATTAGAATCAGTCGGAGTGCCGATGGTCTTGCCGTCCATCTCCCCGATGAAGATTTCGAGATCGACCAGTGCATTGCGCGTCTTTTCAGGAAGGTGCCGGTAATCGACGAAGACGCTCATGGTTCTTTCCCTTGAGTAGTGGTTAGCGATGAAACGAGCTCAATCCGCCATCCTAGCCAGCGCATGCAGTTGACCGCCATGCTGTTGCCGAGCGCCTTATAGCGAGGGCCATCGGCAGCAGGCTTGCCGCGAAACGGAACAGCGGTGTAGCCATCGGGGAAGCCTTGCAGGCGCTCGCATTCGAGTGGGGTGAGGCGGCGCACGGCCCAGCCGGGCGTAATGATCGGATTGAGTAGGCCAACTTGGTTTCCAGCCTTGGCGCCCTTGCTGCGCTCCCAATGTGCAGTGATCGTGTCGGCGACGGGCTGCGCGATGGCGGGCGCATGTGCCCCCGCCGCGAGCGGATGGCACGGGCCGCCCGGCTGTGGCTGGCAGCGGTTCGTCTTGCTGGTGATCTGCGTCGTGTCGAAGGCGAGAACTCCAAGCCCGCGATTGCTCTTGTGCTGCGCGTGCTCAAGAGTGCCCGCAACACCGTCGCCGAGAATGCCATTGGTGATGTCTACAGGAACGATCGGCGTGCCGCGTCCCGTCCCGTCCTCGCTCGCGTCGAAGCCGTCAGCTCGCAGCGCGTGCGCGATCACGGTATCGGTCTCGTAATCTTGCCTGCCCATGCCGCCAGCATTGAGGCAGTGCGAGATGTCAGGAACGGCAACGACAAACTCCGATTCCGACTTCAGGCCGCTCGGATGATCTGCCGAACGCCGCCCAAGCGTTCCGGCGATCAGCCCGCCGTCGCAGTCGAAGTCGGTTCCGAGTCCGCCACCGCCTGTAGGGCGCGCGCTAATTGTCGGGGCAATTCCTTCCCCCGCTTGGCGGCGCGGCGCAGAATGCCCTTGCAGGCTTTCGCGCTCAAAAAGTACCGCTGCGGCACGGCGCCAGTCTCCAAGATGTCCGACAACGAACACACGCCGTCGTCGCTGAGGGACAGCCCGTCCAAATCCGTCCACTCGCACGTATTGAGCGTCAAGCACTCGCCAAGCCGGGCAATACCCGAGTTCGACCATCCCTCCGACAATGGCTCCAAAATCCCGTCCTCCCTCCGACGACAAGACGCCGGGGACGTTCTCCCAAATGATCCACTCGGGGCGATAGCGGTCAGCGATTGCAAGATAGACGACGGCGAGGTTGCCTCTCGGGTCAGCCAAGCCTTTGCGAAGTCCTGCGACCGAGAAGGACTGGCAGGGCGTTCCTCCGACGAGAACATCGATAGCTGCATCAGGCCAGTCCTTGAAACCGTTCATGTCGCCGAGGTTAGGCGGCGCGTTGTGTGAAAGAGGCTCGCCGATGAGATTGCTACCGTAGTGGTGCGACAGCACGGCAGACGGAAACGCCTCGATCTCCGCGAACGCAAACGGCGACCAGCCGAGCGGATGCCATGCCGCTGTGGCCGCCTCGATGCCGCTGCAAACGGAGAGGTAGGTAATCACTTCGGTTCCTGCTCAGTGGCGGTTAACAGGTTGCGATAGTATTGCGACGCCATCGACAAGCTCGGCCTAACACAGGTTGGTGCGGGTCAGTGGCTTGGCGTCTCACGCCGGACCGCGCAGAACTACGCAGCCAAAGGACCGCCGGAGCCGATCGCCAAGCTGATCCGGCTCGTGCTGCGGCTCGATGTGCCGGTTGAGGACGTGCGCTGATCACGGCTTTTGCTCTGCTGTCGTCAGGGAGGATTCTCGTCGGTCACGAGCCCGCGCGTCTCGAATGCTTTCGGCGGACGAAAGCTCGATCGCAAACCATCCAACAAGGATACGACCAAGATCAGCATTTCGCGCGATCTCTAATCCGCGCTGGAGGTCGCTGATGATCAGCGCAAGTTGCTGGTCGCTGAAATGGTTGGCTCGGTAGGCAACCCATGCCTCGCGGCGGAACACTTCTAGGCTCTTGTCGGGCATTACTGTTGATCCTGCGTTAGCGCTGGCACTTGTTTGGCGTTTTCGGTGAGCAGCTTCGTTCCGTTCAGGTAAAGCCGCACGCCGTTGAAAATCTGCTTCGCCAGCATCGAGCGCGCGATTGCATCATTGGTGCTGATCTTGCCTTCACGCAGTTCGGCAAGATCGTTCGCCAGCCCTTGAATTATCCCGACGAGCCCAAGCGTCTCCGATGCCGGCGCAGCCTCGTAATCACGCGCTGCCATAGCGTTGCTCCCAACGGATGTAGTGAGCCATCGAGAGCAGAGCGTTTGACAGCGCCGCGATCTGTACGACGCGCCGCCTATCCATGAAGCTCCCAGCTTTCGGTGCTCCGACGCCTTTGCTGTATTCGCCCTCGCAGCCCTTGCAGAGCGGCGCCAAATGACGATCACGGCCGTTCCGGTTCGGATAGTCGTTGACCGGCCGCTCGCAGAGCGCACAGGTGAAGAGATGTTCGAACATGGCGATTGTTATTGGGATGTCAGGGATGTCAGGGGTGAGTGAGGCTAAAGAGCCTCACCCAGGATTTCGCGTTTGAGGGCGCCGACCTTGTTATCCTCGCCGTCTTCGACGATCTCGCCGTGCATCGCGACGATCCACCAGCGTTCGCCCTCCCACTTCGGAGGGAGAAACGTTGCGTGCAGCGTGCCGGCCCGACAGAGGACGAGCGGACCCGGTGCGGTGTGCACGACGCCCGGCGCGGCGGCTTCGATCGGACGCCCTGAGTTCGCTGGCTGGCCGCGCGCATCCGATCGCCAAAAGGCGATCGTCGCGCCGGCTGCCTTCGCGCCTTCGTATCGAGCGATCTGCTCGGAGGTCCACTTCGCGACAAAGTACGGAATGGTCGAACACCAATATTGTCGCGAGCCGTCGCCGTCGCCGTAGCCGTAGCCGTAGCCGTCGCCGTAGCCGTCGCCGTAGCCGTCGCCGTAGCCGTCGCCGTAGCCGTCGCCGTAGCCGTCGCCGTAGCCGTCGCCGT